CTGCCGTAATATTACCTGCATTTATTGTGCCCGAATAAACATAAGAAGCAACAATGCTGTCTGCAACAATAGATGCTTGCACAAAGCCGCTTCCATTATGATGAAAATATTTACCAGAAGAAGTATTAAACCACAAATCACCAGATGATCCGCTTGGTTGTGAACTTTGATAATATACTGTAGATTTACTATTTAACTGTGATGTTGTTGCATATCCTGACAATGCAGAACTTGTTATAAAACCAGAGTTATTAGTTAATTGACTTGTGCTTGTAGGAATTGTTCCAGTTGCATAAGTTCCAGATAAATCAGGAATTTGCCCAACTGTTAAAGTATCTCTTATAGATGCCGCAGCAAACTCAGCTGTACCATCTTCCTTAATTCGCCACCCTGCCGAACCTGCACTATAATTAGAGCTTTCAATCGTATCAGTAATTTGGAAAGCACCATTAGTTTCACCATAAGTTATACTAAGTACTGTACCGCTTACATTTACCTCTACAGTATAAGGAACAGTCCATTCTTTTTCTGAAAAACTTGTATTACTTACCGTAGTTTGACTATGTGACCATCCTGTGGGCGGTGTGCTAAATGATTTGTTAGTAACATTGAATGTACCAGTATTGTTTGTTGGTGTGGTTGGTGCGCTTGCTTGCAGTGTGGTATAATATAAAATCCCAGAATAAACACTTGTATCAGTATCTACGCCACTGCTTGCTGCATCTGTTGTAGCATTTGCAGAAACTGATGTGCTTTCATTTCCTGAGAAATCTACTGCTTCAACCCAATAATAATATTGCGTATTTACCGCCAAAGCTGTGTCTGTAAATTTATCTGCCAGTGCAAAGGCTATTGGGTCTGTGGGTTGTGAATTACTTGTAGCCCGATAGATTTTATATCCCTTTAAATCATACAGTGTTCCTCCACCAACTTGTGTTGTTGGAGCAGTCCAATCTAATGTAATGAGCTTTGCGCCACCTGTGGCTGTCAATGATGTGACAGGCGAAGGTGCAGTTGTATCACCGCCTACTGTGTGTGCAGTTGCAGCAACAAATGATCCCTTGTTTCCTTTAACGGAAACAGCCCTTACTCTTATATTGTATTGCTGTCCGCTTTCTAATGGACCGATATTAACTGCAGTCAATTCTTTTGCTACTTCAGTGCTAAAATAATTACTATCACTTACTTTTTTCCATTGAACCTCGTAATGATTAATCATTTCACTTGCAGCCGCAGTCCACGAAACCCTTGCTTGTGTAACAAATGATCCGTCATTTTGTACTGTTCCTATATCTGTAACAGTAACATTTGATGGGCTTAGACCTGCACGCAAATCAGTCAAAGAGCTATCATTAGCCTTTAATTCTGCTTCTTCAGCCGACCATGAAAAGGCTGCGGATGATGTTTCTCGTAATGTTAAGGCAACCTTTAATTCACCACCTGATCTATCATTTCTTAATTTCCATCCGATAACCTCAAAATCTTTGGCACTCCATCCATATCGAGCATTTGTTATGCCAATAATATCACCCACCTGTATTTCTAATGCTGATAAACTAAAATCAGCCGTAACAGTCATTTGCTCTCTTGATCTAAATAAAGTTAATTTTGCTAATCTTTGCGCCATTGAGCTTGATGTTGTAAGAGGCAAGCCAAAATCTAATGCGTTTTCTACCCCTGCATCATCAGCAATAAATGTTGTACTTTTAATTTCTGGATAATCTGATCTAATATAATCTGCGTTAATATCATTAAACATTCCGCGTACTATATTAAAATTATCTCGTCTTGAGTGTTTTGTAGAAATAGTAATATCACTTCTAAAATCTGAAAGCGTTAATGTTTTGACAGGCGTTGTATATTCGCCCACAACAAGCTGCCATTCGCCTTGACCCCAAAAAAGTGTACCTGCACAAGCAGCAACCATATCTCCAAGAATATCTTTTGGCTGTCTATCTAAAGATAAAACGCCATTTATTTCGTATCTTTTTTCTGTCCCACCTGCGCTAAGAGAAACAGTTTCATCACAAGTATTTGCAGCAGTAGAGAATACGGTGTCGTTGATAGCTGTGCCATTATTCAATCCATATTTAGAAGTTAAATAATCTCTTATACATAATGCTGCATTTGCAGAAAAAGCAGTTGAAGATGTTCTAGGATCAAGAACTTTTTTACCTTCTATCAATGCTGTAAATAATGGAACGCCTTGATGAAATACATCTTGATTATATTTTAGCCTAACATAGATACAAGCGATTCCCTGACCACGAAAGTTTGTGTCATCGCCACTTGCACCGTTTGTCCAACTAGGACCATTGGAAAGAGCATTTAATGTAGTGTAAACATTCTGATTTGCTGCACCAGTAAATTTTTTAATCAAGATAGTAGAATTACCATCATTATCTTGCCACTTTGATGTTGTTACATTTCCATCTGTGTCAAGCGTTACAACTTCATCATTTATATAAATGTTACCAATAGAATTGACTTCATGACCTGCTAAACAAATTATTTGATGCAAATATTCATTAGTACTTCCATTTGACTCAAGATATGTTATTATGCCGCCTTTTCTAATTGTACCATATACAATTTCTTGAGGCGCAGTAGCATTTCTTGTGTTTGTCATAAGACCGCTACTTGATCCAAAAGAATCAGCATCAAATTTAGGCATCAAAGATTTTGCTATCCAAGCAACTGCAGCAACTGTTGCAATACCTACAAAAAATGCAACTGTTGTACTCGCCATAATTCCAAGTTGACCTAAGACAGCAAAGCCGATTTGAGTGGGAGAACGTGGAACTCTATCCCAATCATTCCAATATTTTACAGTAAAATCTCCAAGTTGATATTTCATGGGTTTATCCAAGCATCTGTAATATATTCTATAGGCATTGCATTAAGACCATGATCGGAAACAAATATTGCATCATTACCAACGGATATACCCATTGCCTTTCCGATAACCCAATATCTTGCTTGATCTGTTAGAACCAAAGACCCTTTTGGCGGTACGCAACTAATTCTCTGCAATTTTTGATCAATTGCATCTTCAATTGTTTGTGCATTAAATATCTTTCTAAGCTTATCCCTTTTAAATGGCTCACCATCTTTATGATATTTTGAAAGCCAATCATCAGCCCATCCTTTACCATACATTTTTTTAAAAGCATTATTTGTGAATGTAAGACAATCATGCTGAAACCACTGAAACGGTTTGTTTTTTACTTCTGCAATATATTTATTTAACAAATCTAGATTAGGATGTTTCATCGCTTGATTCCGTTTCTCTGCCCCAAGCTACTTGCACATCTTGTAATTTAGCTACCCATCTAAAAAAACTATCGTTTGTGTTTGAATATCCTTCTGTTGCAATAACGGATGAATGGCTTCCCTCTGTATATCTTCTTATATTTGCTCTTTCTAAAATAATTAATTTACTTTCCACTGAAAGTTTTATTGTAGATGTTTCCCCCTTATCTGTAATAATCATTTGATCCATGTAGCCGCTAAAAACTTCTACAACCTCAGAAACACCCCCAACACCCCAATATATATAAACTTCCCTTCCCTGATAATCTTCAGTCAAAGCATATGTAAGAATTGTACTATCAATGCCGTTAAGAACAATATTTGTACCTGATGCTGAAAGATCGCTGGCTTCTTCTAATCCATCAATTGAAAGCAAATTACCTGACCCAATATAGGATTCGCCATTGATGGTTTTATCACCGTATCCTGTCCACAGATAAATTGTAGATGTTTGAAAAGCCATTTTAACGGCATAAAATGGTTCAATCTCAGGATTTGCTAATGCTGAAACAATATTTGCATTTATTGATCGACTCATACAACCTCAACCGCTCCGAATGAAATTCCATAAGTGCTTACATCGTCTGCGTTCCAAGATGTTTCATTGCTTACTAATCTGAATAAGCCAGAAGCACTTGTAAGATCAGCAGAGACGCTCGAACGTGTTTTCCTTAGTGCAGGGAATATTTCGAGGTTTGCTGCACTGCCTGTGCCTGTAAAGTCCAGTACGACCTTATGTAAGGTGCTATCACTTCCTGTTCCAAGTTGTATGTAATCCCCTGCTAATAATGTTTGGCCATTTGCTACTGTAGCTGAAACCGTTCTATCACCTGCCGCACCACTTATTGTTGCAGCCGTAGCTGTGCCTCTTGGACTTGTTGCATCAGGATCATTTAACAAAAATGTTCCATATCGCCCACGCAAGCTTGCAAGAAAAGCAATCCATTGTTCTGCATTAGCGCGTTTCATTTTTGGCAAGGTAATATCTGCTTCCCATCGCTCGCCATTATAAGCATGAACTTGACCTGCAAATGTAAATGGACTTTCAGAATACGATACTGAATTTACCATTGTCCATGTTATTGATTTGATACCTGTCGCTGTAGGTAATGCCAAAGGATAAGAAATAGCCATTATGCAAATGCCCTTCCAAAATTACCGCCACGCCTTTTGGTATCCATTACTGCATTTTTAGCATTTGCAGCTATTTCTGGCATCAGTGATCGGATTTCATTTCTGACCGTTTGTTGTATACCTGTTGTGACATTAATATTTTGAACAACCGTTGCTTCACCACGACCACCCATTAACGATCGTGTATTATTACTATTCATAATTGTACCTGCTGAATGAGGAACAAAAAGTTCGGGACCTCTTTCACCAACCAACATTCCCTGTCTGCCATATGCTGAACCACCAGTTGCTGACTCCCTTGTAATTGGAACTGTACCTAACACAGTAGCACCACTGGCAAAAGTTGTTGTTGGTAACCCAAAAATGGTTCCTAAAATTCTATTTACAAAAAACAATTCAATGGCTTTTGCAATCATCTGCCTTACAAAACTTTTGAAAACATCCATTAAAGAATTTAAATTTAATTTACCTGACATAAACATATCAGCCAAAGCAGAAGAAAAACCTGATGCAAGGCTTTGGGTTGCGCTTAATAATTCGTCTTGTAACGGATTTATATCTTCTATTGTTTTCCCTAACTCATCATAATCATCTTTTAATTGTTGCAATGTTTCAGATTGTTTTACATTGGTATCTATAAGAACTGCGGTAGCATCACCTGATTGTGTCTTAAATTGAGTATATGCTTTTTCTGCGTCTGTTAAATCTTCTGTAAGAGTAGTTAATTTCAATCTAAGTGGTAGTGCATCTAATTCTCTTTGCGCTAATCTTATTTGATCTTTGTTACCACTTTCTCTTGCTTTATTGAGCAACCTTTGCAATCTAATTTCTTCACGCATTACAGCATTTTTTGCGAGAAGTTTTTCTTGATCTTCAGTAAGTGCGTTAGGATCACCTACTGTTACGGTTCCTAAATCTAATGGTTTTTCGGGAATGATATTTGCATTTCGTAATTCTATCTGTTTTTCTAATAATGCAATTTCATTTTTTAATTGTGCTTCTTCGTTTAAAAAATTTACGTTTGTTGTTTTTAAATTTGCTAATTGTTCTCTTGCTTTTGCAAGTTTTTCTGTGGCTGTTGTCGTATCATTGATCAAATTTAAAGCAACCAAAAGATCATTTATATTATCGGTTGCTTCAATAAGAAAATTCACAAACCCCAAAGCAACTGGCATTAATTCTCGACCAATTGCTAATGTTAATTTATCAAACTCAGATTTTAATTTCTTAACCCTATTTGCAAAACTATCTGCGGTAGCTAATGCATCACCTTGAGCATCTGTTGTACCTGCAAGAATTAAATTCATTCTCGCTTGTACCTTTTCTGCATTTGTCACATCTTTTGCAGCTTTTGTAATCCCCATTCGCAATAGTTCTTGCTTCAAGGTTGCCTCTGTAATGACAATTCCAAATCGCCTGACAGTTTCGTGATTTCCAACAATCGCGCTTTGAAACGCCCTCATTGTTTCTACATCAGACGCGTTATTAAAAGATGCAACATCTACGGCTAATTTTGTTAATTGAACAGAAAGCTTTGAAGCTTCGCCTCTTGCAAATCCCATTGGTACAAAGGTGTCTTGAATTGACGAGGCCATTTCTTCTAATTCAAAAGAACTTCGCCCAACTGCATCTCCAAATTCTGTTAAATCAGCAACAACAGTATCGCGGAATTGACCAAAAACAACGCGTGATTTGTTTTGCATTTCTTCAACATCGGATGCAAGATTGATCGCAGCCATTCCCATACGACCAATTTGTCGAACAACAACTGCACCTGCTACCGCACCAATTAAAGGACCCATTTTTCTAAATGATCCAACAATGCCTCTTGTTGTTCTATCAGTATCTTGTCGTATTTTTTGAAGGTCTCTTCGCAGAGATAGCATATCCGACTCTATACGAACCAGTAATGTGTCAACAGTAGTTGCCATTAGTCAGGATACCTTTCCATCAAATCGTCTAATTCACCTTTGCTAAGAGGCGGTGGCTTGCCCCCAGAGTGAAAATCAGAAAATCCATCTAAAGCAGTTTGAAATTCAATCATTGACATATTCCAAAAATCATCTGGACGCATTTGCATTTTGCCCAATCCAATTTCCATATATTGTTGCCACGGAAATTCATCTACTGCTTTGCCACCTTTTTTACGTTTCCCTCGTCATTACCTCCACCAAGAGAAATTGCAACAATCTCTCCCACCGCTTTCATTGTTTCTGCCAAACCTGCATCCCAAACTGCATTTTGAATATCTTTCATAGAAATATCGTTACCACCACCCTTAATAATTGGATGTAAAATATTACACATTTCTGTTGTTGTTAAATCACCGTCCGTTAAACGACCTAGAATTTTAACAATGCCTGTCCCACAAGCTGCTTCAATTCTAGCTATCCCGTCCATCGTCACTCTTGCTGTCCATGTCTGATCCCCCAGACTCAACTGCATTTCTCCGCGCTTTGGGTTTGTCACTCTTGACCTCCTCTGTTTCAATTTCAAAAACTTCGCCACGACCTGCTACATCTATAACAGATGTTACCTTAAATTCTTTTCCATTTGATGTAATA